ACCTCTAGAAGAGCAGGAAGGGGCATGGTCAGCTTGTGCTGGTCTTACATCAAAACTTACTTTACTGTTTCTCTGGTCGTCACTAGGGATCAATCCAGCAAGTATTGGCATCTCGTTTATAAGACGCATAGTAAAGGTTGTAAAGTTATCGGCTCTATCTTTACTGGCAGATACTACAAGAAACTTTAGTTGTGGGTTCATACGAAGTCGCCACACAACGTAAGTAGAAGTAATCCAACTCTTACCTACCCCACGAAATCCTTGAATGATCTTACGTCTAGCACCATATTGTAGATACTCAGCTATATCTAACTGAACAGGAGTAGGGTCTGGTAAGTTTAGATGTCTCCAGGTGACGATTAAGAAATATCTAAAGTCTTGTAGTTTCTTAGGTAATGGCTGCATATTGTTTGAATAAAGATAACTGTTCTACTGGTACTGGTAAATTGTCTTTATTACCCCATTGATCTGCCATTGCTGAAGCAATACCAGTATAAAATTTACTTCTCTCTTTGCCTTTTCCAGCACCCAACCACCAAATTCTTTTTGCAATTTTATCGGGTAATTCTTTCGTTTCCTCAAGAACATTATCTGTCTCTTTCAGTAATGGTAAATTTTTTAACCATAGACAAGTCTTTTTATATTCCGTATGTCCAAATTGATAAGGATTGACTGTCTGATCTGCCTGTCTTATATGTGAAGAGATGACAGATACAGGATTTTCTATACAAATATGGTTTATTGGTGCATCCATAAGTTGTTGAACAAAATCAAGTGCCTGTTCTCTAAGGTGCATAGGTTTTTTACCTTCAGAAAACCACCTTGCACCAGACACCGAGAGGTGTGTACAGGGGGGGTGCAAAATGGCCAAATCCCAGTTCTTATCTAGATAGTTAAGAACATTACCTTTGATATGATTACCTGGTGATTCAGTATCTAAAATGTCACATGACCAAGCATCATGCCCTCTGATAGCAAACGCATCTCTAACAATACCCGAATATTCGCATCCTACAAGTACTCTCACGTTATAAATCAGCTACAGGTACAGCATCTAGGTCTGGTAAGTTTTCCATCAGTTCTTGCATAGGGTTTTTCTCTACAGGTAAGCACTCAACACCATTATCTTTTAGAAATTGTCTCGCCACGTTCAGATCACCAGCCTTTGCTTCGCCACTTGTAATCTTATCTGTTAGTTCTTTAGCTAGAAGTAGGTGTAACTTTTCTAGGATCTTAAAATTCTTATCCATGAGAACTACGTTTTAGATTAATATAATCACTTTTTAGGTCTATTGCCAAACAAAACATACTTAAGTTTACCTATAAGACCTAATTTTTTTTGATTTTTGTAGTGTTGTAACCTACGTTCTAGTCTATAAAGTTCAGTTTCGGTTTCTGAAATACGAACAAGAGCAGCTATTAATAACATATCTTGTAGTCTTACTTGTTTTACAAGGTCACAACAATATTCTTTGATAACAAGATTAGGTAATTCTTTTACCTCTCTGCATTTTATTTCTATTTCAAGCTCTACTTCGGGAGGAGGATTACCAATAAGAATATCAAAAAATTCTTTATGGTTCATATTAGTTCAACTTTGGGAAAAGTTGCTGCTCCAACATATCTACAGCTTTGTCATCCAATGTATTTGAGGTCTGCTTACATATTGCCCGAAGCAAGTCCAACACTAACCTCTTCACAGCAGTCGTAGTGAAGAATTTTAGTAATACTGGTTTTAGTATTTTTAGCATAGTTTTGTGTGTTACTTCCCAAACATAGCTAACTTGCTAGTATTAGACAAGAGTTTTACGTTTTTATGGCAGAACAACCAAAAGAAAATAAAAAAGGAGTCTGGTTTAAATTACAAGAAGCAGTACCAGATCGAGAGGAACAGTTTGAGTTTGTATCACTAGCAGTCAGACTTATTTTACTTTTTTGGGCTACAGCGATGTTGTCATTATCGTACTTAGATCTGTCAAAACTAGGAATACCACAACAAAAAATTGACCCGACCTTTATAGCTTCGGTTTTTGTAGGTCTTGCAAGTAGTTTTGGAGCTTCTATTACACAAAAGGGTAAAGAGAATGGCAGTAAAAATGGTAAAAGTGTAAAGGCTGAATTGCAAGAAGTGTTAGGTAGTACACAGCTAGTTAGAATAGATACACCTATAAGATTGATAGTAGATCCTAAACAGGAGAAAAAATGAAGAAAGTATTATCACTACTATTACTTTTACCATCAGCAGCTTTTGCTGATATAACGCAGAAATTTGTTACTTCTGCACAGATCTCAGTAGATGCACCATATAGCGTTACAAATAAACTAGGCACTACATATAGTTTAAGTGGTAACAACATAACTCCCTCTGTAACTTCTGGGGGATCTACAACATCAGGAGCCATTGGAGGACTTGTTCTTGGCAGTTTAACGGCTGGTGTGCCAGCTTTACAGGCAACTGATTTAGCTGTGACAACAGCAGGGTCTTCTTTTTCAGTAACTGAATCAATAACAATGGGAGATGCCACACCATCTGCTGTTACCCCATCGGCAGGGATAGCAGCTTTACCTCATCTATCAGGACAGACAACTGTAGGTAGCGGAGGAACTGCTGGAACTCTTGGTATGACTAGCTTATCTAGTGGTGTACACACTTGTTCAGCAGGCGGTAGCGGTACAAGTTGTATTGGTAGTACTTCTGTAACAATCACCATTGACTAAATGGATTTGCCTATTAATAATATTAATACCTGCAAGAACCCTTGCAAATCCTGTAGTACCTACTTTTCGTACAGGTAGTCAAACCACTAATTCTACATCCCAAAGTATTATTAATGAAACAATTTCAAGCTATCAGTATCGAACTGGATATACATATTCTGCATCTGGCAATAATATAAAAAGCAATGATACGAATGGTTATATCAACCCAACACCATCACAAGACGCTACTCAAACCATTAATAACGTCAACTTCTCGTTTACAAGTCCTACGTTGGAGACTGTTCCTAGATGGCAGATAGTAACAGAAGGTTCTCCATTTTCTCTACAGGAAACAATCATAGCTCCAGGCTTGGACACAATTACAAATATAAGCAGAACAATAAATACAACCACCACCGTAACTGTAGAAAGTACCTTTGGGCAATAGCTCTAATCCTTTGCCCTGCAAGGGTTTTGGCTAACACTACTGTAGCTTCTCCTAGTAGTAATGCACAAGGAACAGTTAATAATAATGCAACGATGATTGCACCACAATCAACACCACAGTTTAGAATGAGTCAGGGTATTGTATGCTCCTCACCTAGCATTACAATTACCCCATATTTAACAGATGCATGGTCATTTAATACTCCAAGAGAAACAGTAACGAGACAAAATATTTACGATGAAGATACTGGTGCTATTAAGTATGTACAGGAAACACCTAGATTTGAAAAAGAAAACTTCAATCTAAATTACGGTATTTCTGCTCAGATAAGTATTCCTTTAGGCAAAGCCCCTGCTCTATGCCACAAGGCCACAGAGGTCAATATAAAGAATCAGGAGCTATTGCATAAGAAGATGGAATTAGAGCTTGCCCTGTTCCGTTTAAAGGTCTGTGGTGAGCAGGCGAACCTCGGTGTTGTCTTTGTTGGAGAGTATGCAACTATCTGCAAAGGTATAAAGGTTACAGTACCACCGAATCAAGTTATTCCTCATTCTCATTCTTTGACTTCCGAGAAGTAAGTTTCTTTATAGCGTTCTTTACCAAAGGTTTTACTACATTAAGAAGTAACGGAGTAGTGGCAGCCACAGAAGCAATAACAGCAGTACTGACAAGAGTGCTAGGCGTAGGTATGTATTGGTCGATAAACGGAACGTCTTCATAAAGCGTGATGCACTCTATACCATCATCTCCTCTTTTATAACCTTTGACACGTTCTGTTCTTAATTCTGATGTAAACTCTCCTACTCTTCTATCGTTTTTACCAGGACAGTCAGGGATTACAGGATCTTCTTTTTTATCTTTTGGTATTTCTGGGTTTGGTATCTCTCCTTCTGGTAATTTATCAGGTTCTCTTTCTATAGGTGCAGCCTGTTCTGTAATTATTAACTGATCTGCCTGATAGTTTATCGGTATAAATGATGGGTAGGGGCAGCTACTACTTACTCCATTAGGATCATCTATCAGCAGATTTCTATTACCTGTATTCCTAGTATCTCGGTGATAATATGTACACCCTACAATTTCTACATTAAGAACATCAAAGGAAGGTAAGACTACTGGTGGTATATAAACATCAGGTATTATTATTTCTGGAATACCTATCTCTTGTATCTCCACTTAGAAAGGTAATGACTTACCTGTTACTTTAGGAAGTTTCTTTTGTATCTGTCCTGGTAATATTGTTTGTACTTCTTTCATTACCTGGCTCATAACTCTACTTTTAAACTGTTCTGACGTTACATACTTATAACCAAAGTAGGCTCCACCACTCATAGAAGCTACCATTAGAAAAGAAACAATGCTCAGAACATTGGCAATCTTATTAAACATATGATGAAAGAAGCATTTTTAAAGGCATTGATGCCTGTGACTATTATAACCTTTATGGGAATCTGTGCACTAGCACCTTTGTACGTCACCATGTCTATGATGACAAGGCAAATGGAAAAAGCTAACTAGCAGTATCTTCCTGTCTATCTTTTAAGATTGCCTGTATTTCAGTAAACCTAGTTTTACATTGGTTCATAACATCTTGTGCTTGGTTATGCTTAGTGACCACTTCCTGTAGTTCAGCTTGCAATTCTTCGGTTGTAGGTTTTGACATTATTATGCTGGCTTATCTGCAATAAGTTTAGCTTTCCATGCAGCCTTTACATCAGTAGTCCATACCGCATTACAAATTGCTGACACTTCTGCTGGTTCTCCTGATATATCTGTGTCTACAAGATTGTCAGAAGCATCTAACGTACCAGCTTGCAGTACATATCTTTCAAAGGCTCTTGACCCTTGTATCTCTACACCATCCCTTTTAATGACTGTTGCCTTACGGACTTGCACCGCTTTATATTGACCGACAACTTCTATCTTGTCGTATTCGATTGATTCGGCTAATGCCATTAGGATTAATCTCCGATTAAAACAGGTTTATGGCTTAGTTTTAAGACGTAGCTTCGGTCTAAGCTGCTTTATAAGTACCAGCACAATGAAATTCATTATTCCAGTTTGTACCACCAGAACCCGATCCAAATTCAGTCCCGTCTAAATTTTGGAATATTATATTAGTTCCATCAATAATCAGTCTTACATTATTTGAAGAACCTAAAGCCTGTGAAGCAACAACGTAAGCTCCAGAGGCAATAACTGTACTGACATGAGTAAAAGGTAAACCATTTATTTGAGCCCTACCACCTTGTGCTGAATGACTACTACATTTAATTCTTATTTGAAAATGCACCATATCTCCAATCTTTGTATATAAACCACCAGTTGAAGCATATGTAGCAGCAGATAACATAGCTGAACCAGCAGAACCTACATTATATTCTGGAGTAAAAGTTCCTTCTTCATAGTCGTCAAGTGCGTTGGCTGCTGCGGTGTCTCCGTTAAAGGTTAAACCTCCACCAGCAAGAATCCGCATACGTTCATTTGAACCATTGGTATCAAACCTAATGTAACTATTTTCTTGGTTTCTAATTACCGTAGAACTGTCATTATTAAGCGTAAAAATTGAGCCATCACCTGCTGCTGTACCTGTAACGCTGCTAGTTAAATGTACTTCAGGATATTCATTAGCATAAATATTTAAGGTCGTTTCACTTGAGGCAGCAGTTGGCGAAGCTGTACCTATACCTACGTTTCCTAGATGATTTAAACGAATACCATGAGTAGCTGCATAATTACCACCACCAACTAATTTTCCATAATAAAAATCTAAACCACCAGCACCATAACCATTTTCGGTATAAGCTTCTACTCTTCCTTGTTCATAACTAACAGAAGGTGCAAGAGGGTGTAATTTTAAAAAACTAATCTTATTTATAGAACCACTCGTAGCTGTACTTTGAGAATTAAGATATATTCCACCACCTCTAATATCTAATTTATCTTGACCTATAGAAGCAGCACCAGAAGCAACAGCACCTAGCCCTAAGTTAGTACCATCAAAAACTAAATTTGACTCGCCATTTAAAGTATTAGCAGTACCAGAGCCAGTAATAACTCTGTTATCTGCG